TCTCGACTGATAAGCCAGAGCGTTTTCAGGGTCATCACGCGCCACGAATGATGCTTGTCGTTGATGAGGCCAGTGGTATTGACGAGGCTATCTACGAAGCTTCGGAAGGTTTCCTTACTGCTGATGAAGCTCGCGTGCTGTTGATTGGCAACCCGACTAGGCCAGCCGGAACGTTCTACAAAGCCTTCCAAAAAGACTCTGGCTGGTACCCGGTTCACATGAGCGCGTTTGATGCGCCGTGTTTTACGGGCGAACGAGTGTCTAAAGAGGCCGAGCGTGCTCTTATCACTCAAGAATGGGTGCAAGACGCGAAGCAGCAGTGGGGCGAGGACTCTGCGGCTTATAAGATTCGCGTCTTAGGCGAGTTTTCTGAAACAACGGGCCGCCAATACTTCCAATTTTTAGATAAAATCGCGCCCACGGAGCCTAAGAAGCGTGGTTTTGTGCGGGGAATGCCGGTTCCTGGTGGCAGGGTAGAGTTTTATGACGACCACAAGGGCGGGATGCGCATGTGGGAGCTGCCAAAGACGAGCGTTGGGTACCTTATTTTTGCTGATGTGGCTGGATCAGTGTCGTTTGACGAGTATGAGCGTCGCGAATCACGCATTGGAGTAGGTGCAGGGTCGGATTATTCTGTAGCACAAGTTCTACGCCAAGATAATGGCGAACAAGTAGCGGAAATTCGTTATCGCGCTGATGTTGACGAGTTCGCCGACGACCTGGCGCGCCTGGGACGCTTGTATAACGATGCGATCATCGCGGTAGAGCGCAACGGGCCGGGGACGGCGGTACTTACCCAGCTGAAAAACACTATGGGGTATCCGCGTATCTGGCGACCACGCAATCCTATCGGCGTAAAGACGCATCTTGACCAGACGCTTGGTTGGAACACGACTAGTGCGACTCGGCCCATGATGCTGAGCGCGCTTCAAGCCGCTATTCGTGATGAGCCGCACCGCATTAAGAGCGAAGCGCTTATTGATGAGATCCGTACGTTTGTGTTTCGGGATCGGAATGGCAGAGAGCCGCGCCCAGAGGCGGACGAAGGTTGCCACGATGATCTTGTGATGGCTATGGGTGGTGCGCAAGCTGTGTGGCAGCAAGAATGTACGACTCCTATTCGCCTTGCTGAGCGTAAGAAGCCCGAGCCGCAGGCTAATCTTCAGAAGCGCGCGCCACGATTTGTAATTGGTCGCGGATGATTACAAGTTGCGGCTTGTATTTTTTGCGCTAATTACAAGATGCGACTTGTTGGGGCGGCTAGGAGAATCCGCGAGTGAGCGGGATGGGTTGGTATCTCCTAGCCGCTCGCGCACCGTAGCATGTATGATTCTCGTATGAGTGCAAAGTACGAGAAGCTTGTGAAGTCGCTGAGGGCAAAGGGCGCTGATGATCCTCGCGCGCTTGCGGCTAGCATTGGTCGTAAGAAGCTTGGTAAGGAAGAGTTCCAGCGTCGCGCAGCGGCCGGAAGGAGCGCGAAGTAATGGACGCGCTCGACAAGCTCAAGAAGAAGAACGCCCCACAGGTAAGCATTGCGCTAATGCGCATGAAGCCCATGTCGCGCAAAGAAGCAGTGACGGACTCCATGTCGTATCGCGACGACGAAGGCGACATGGAAGAAAACAAGGAAATGATGGAAGATAAGGAAATGGTGGAAGACAAGGAAGAGTACGGTTCCGAGTCTTGCCCGAAGTGTGCTGAGTATCAGATGCTCATCGGCGAAGCGCTTGCTATGTACATGCGAAACAAGGACAAGGAGGAAGCATCAGACTCCGAGGTGGAGTAGGTGCTACACTAATTCTTATGAGCGTACCTCCGAACATGATGGGCGCAGGCCTGATGATTCCGCCGCCCCCGATGGGCGCACCGATGGGAGCGCCTATGGGCGCGCCGATGGCACCAGGAGCGCCGGTTCCCCCGGCTGTTGCTGCTCTTCCGGGTATGGCTGAGCTTGCTCAGGCGCAGACGATGCAGATGGCGGATCAGCAGCGCCAGATGCAGATGATGCAGGAAGAGATGCAGAAGCAGATCATGATGCTTATTTCGTCGCTTCCTACGCCGAATCCGGCTGGTGAGGCTGCTGTGTCTACGCCGATGACTCCGATGATGAGTGGTGCTGGTGCTGGCATGGGTGGTTCTGCCGCTCCGATGGGTGATGCTGACATGGGAACCCCAACGGGTGCCTACTAATAATTTTCAGAGTCGAGACGCGGCGCTTCCGTCTTACACTCGCGCCGTTACGATTACGCCAAATAATTCTACTGATCTTGTTGAGACGACGCGCGCAATTATTGTTGACCACGCCACGCTTCAGCACGCAATGGTCAGCGTTATCCTTTCAGGTGACACCGCTGCCGTGACAATTCCTATTCGTACTGGCGTTATTACGCCTATTCGCGCTACTCGGATTCGTGTTACTGGTACTGACGCAACTACTGTTGTCGCTCTCTACTGATAGACTCTAAGAATGCCTTACGTTGTACCAACAACAGTCGTAGCAGCATCCAGAGGCTTCGCAACAGACTACAACGTCATCGTTAATGATGTCATTGACCACGAGACACGCATTGTTGCGGTAGAGGCTATTGCTGCTGCGGTGCCGTACGCGAATCTCGCTTCTGACGTAAAGAACTTTACAATCAGCACGCCAACGTTCACAACAAACGTGTACACGCCAGTCCTAACGGACGCAGACAACAAGCTCCTTCTCCTTACAAACGGAGCAACCGCAGGCTCGTTTACTGTTCCGCTTAACTCAAGCGTCGCGTTTGCCATTGGGTGCCAGCTAAACCTAGTCCAGACTGGCACGGGACAGATTACCGTTAATCGAGCAACAAGCGGCGTAACAATCAACGGCTCCACAACTGTGAACTATTTGTTTTCGCAGCAATACGCAATGATTAGCCTTGTAAAGACGGCTGCTGACAATTGGGTACTAACCGGCGACTTTGCGTAATGCCGTACGTTGCCCCGACAACCGTAACTCCAGGCGTACCTATTGCGTCTGCGCTTCATAACCTGCTTGGCACGGACATTGTTGACCACGAGTCGCGCATCGGTACAACTACAACGACGCTGACTAGTTTGCCGTACGCAAATCTAGCGTCTAGTGCAAAGAATTACGCGATTCTAAATTATTCGGACGCTCGCGACGTTGTAAGTTCTGATGCTAACAATAAGATCCTTGTTAGCGGATCAACTAATTGTGGGATTTATGGTGCTAGCGATGTGCTTGTCGAAGGTCAGACCGTTAATCTTTTTCGTGGCGGAACCGGATCTTTTTTTGTGAGAGCACCTTATTTTGGGACTTCAATTAATGGAACATCTAATGTTTATTATTTGAATCCGTATGGGTTTGCGCAGCTTATTTGTATTGGCAAAGGCTTGTTTATTCTTGTGGGTGCCTATGTTTAATCGAAGCTTTTTGAGGCGAAGAAAACTTAGCAACACTCCCCAAGCGTTGTTGCAATACTCGTCTGCTAGTACCGGAGATCAATTTGGTCGTTCGGTTGCGTTGTCAAGCGACGGAACAACCGCTATATGCGGAGTTCCATATGACGATCCTAATTCTATTGGCTCAAACACTGGAAGTGCTGTTGTTTTTATTTGTAGCAACAAAACATGGACTCAGCAAGCAATTCTATCGCCTACTGGCTATGCCCCCTTTGATGAAACCGGCACTTCGGTTGCGATTTCAAGCGATGGGAATACTGCAATTATTGGAAGACCCGGTGGGTCCATTATAGGAAACGCTATAGTATTTACTCGTTCTGGCGCTACTTGGACACAGCAACAAATTATTAGTCAAACGGGTGGTACCCCGGGTAATAAGTTTGGTTTTTCAGTTGCGTTGTCAAGTGATGGGAATACGGCAATTGTTGGCGCGTACTCAGCTAATTCACAACAAGGAAACGCTACAATATTTACTCGCTCTGGTATTACTTGGACGCAGCAACAAACTATTACTCAAACTGGTGGCGCAGCAAACGATTTGTTTGGCGTTTCGGTTGCGTTGTCAAGCGATGGGAATACGGCAATTGTTGGCGCGTATTTCGACGATGTTGGAGCGAACGTAGACCAAGGAAGCGCAACAATATTTACCCGTTCTGGAGCTACATGGACACAGCAGCAAACTATTACTCAAACTGGTGGCGCTGCTAATGATGGGTTTGGTTGGGCGGTTGCGTTGTCAAGCGACGGTAATACGGCAATTGTTACAACGTATTTCATTAATTCTTTCCAGGGAAACGCAACAATTTTTACACGATCCGGTGGCGTTTGGACGCAGCAACAAACTATTACCAAATCTAACGGCGCTGCCAATGACCAGTTTGGGTGGTCGGTTACTTTATCGGGCGACGGAAATACCGCAATTTTGGGCGCGCGCCTTTCTAATTCTGTTGCGGGTAGCACAACGGGTAGCGCAACGGTTTTTACGCGCCTTAATAGCGTTTGGACACAGCAACAAGTTATTAGTCGAACAAACGGCGCAACAGGCGATAGGCTTGGTTCGGCGGTTGCGTTGTCAACTGATGGCAACACGGCAATTGCTGGCGCATCTGGTATTAAGACCCCATTTACTAGTTGTGGTGGCGCTATTGTTTTCTATAATCACTAAACACGAACTGGTACACTCACACCAATGCCATACACCCGACCATACGCCAGCGGCTTCGTAGACTATCCGCTCACCACCACACCAATCAACAGCACTGCGCTCAACACTATTGATGTTGGCGTAAAGACAGCTAACGATACTGTGGATGCGTTTACTGGCGCGTGGACGGCGTACACTCCGACGCTGACTAATACAACTGCGCCTATTACGGTTGCTCGTTACGTGAAGATTGGCAAGACAGTACATTTCTATGTTGTGTTGACGCTTACCGGTGCGCAGGTAACGGGCCTTGTCGGAATTGCGCTGCCCCCGTTTGCAATGCTTAGCACAAGCGCTGGAAACTTTGACGTAAAACTAATCGACGCAGGAGTTGTATACGCTGGTATTGGAGTTGCCGGGACGACAGCTAGGGTTGATTGTTACGCTCTTAACGCCGCTGGTACATACGCCGTAGTTACAGCAACAAGCAGTACCGTCCCGGTTACGTGGGCAACTACAGACCAGATCATTGTAAGCGGAACATACGAGTCCG